CACTCATTAAATAAGTAGTTCCAGATCCTAAACATCCTAAAATAAGCGCATTGGCTACGCTATACTCAAAAGTAAATAGTTCTGTGTATCTGTTAATTCCAAACAAAAATGCGCCCGACCAAAAACCCATGCACATGGGACAATGGAATAATTTTCCAAGGCCATGGAACCAAGTTTTTGAAGGGCGTATTTTATTGAATATTGAACCGAAAACTAAAATTTGAGTTAAGCCATATGTAGCCAGGACAAAATATATTAATTCCATTTATACCTCTTACTCTTCATACATTCCGTATAAACCATATGCAGTATTAATACCGGCGTACTGAGTCATCGTTCCTTTGCGTTTTTTGTGAGGCACTTGACCAAGCGTAGTAGAATCGGCTGCGTCTGGTTCTAGCAACTCTTTTTCAAAATCCATCTCGTAACGCTTAACCGCATCAAAATGGGGCGCTTCGTTCATTAAAAACCCGGCGACCGAATACAAAGTCATTTGAATGGGATCAACTTTCTGTGGTTCTACGCTTTCTAGAATTACACCCTCTAAAGACCCGAATACATTCCCTCCATGAACACTACTTGGGTCAACCACCCCTTTTTTGCTCAGGTGATCGAAGAACCGCGATTGAGTTGCATAAACATGATCACCGTATTGGTGCTTGGAAAGGGCAAAAACTTTTTTGTTTTTAGGTGATAACACAATATCAATTTCTGGGTGGTCTAGAATTAATATATTTCCATCAAGGGTTTTGCGCGCCTTTAATCTTATTCTAGCGTCAACAGGATTTTCAATTTGTACTTGAATAGTCATTAGGATTTAATCTCTTTTGCTAAAACTTGTATCTTCAAAACTTTCTCTAAAAGCTCATGATTTACTGGTTGTTGGTTTGTGGTTTCCAAAAGCTTTTTAATTTCTTTCATTCTTGAGGTCATTTCTGTGTCTTGTTTAAGCTCTTCCATCCCAAAAGCGTCAGTAATTTCATTTTTCAAACTTTCAATCTCTTCATTTAAATAAACTTTAAAATCAGTACCATTGTCCAAGAAAGAAAGAATAAATTTATTAAGTAATGTTTTTTGATTTTCTAAAAGAGTGTCATTATATTTGTGATTAAATTTTTCGATAAACTTTTTAACTACAAGGCCAGATAAGTTAGTATTTTTCTCTTTAGATGGGGGAGCGTTCTGAGTTATTCTTCTTAAAACGCTTTCTTCCAACAGGACGCGTCGTTTTACGTTTATGTCGGCACCAAACATCTGAGAGAGGGTGGCAATATCCTTATAGCTAGGAACAAAATTAGAAAAAACTTCTTTCGATAGCTCTTGATTTATCTTCTTGATGAGGGTGCTTTGCTCTTTAAAAACTTTTTTTACATTGAGTGCTTTATATTCTTTTTTCGTTTCTTGAATAAGTTTTTCAGCGCTGTGGGGGAGAAGTTCTTTGGTTTCCAGCAGGTTTTTAAATAACTGAAGTTCTTTGCCCATTTCAGTGTCTTTCTTAAAATGCTCTTTTAAGATAACAATTGCTTTGTTTCGATTTATTATATTTTTATTAACGGTTTGCTTAATAATTTCCCTTACTAACATTTCATAAAGAAGGGCCGTATTTCTTTTTTTATTGTGTCTTGGCATTATCTTTTTGTTCCAGTTCTTGTATTAAGTTCTTTATATTTTGATTTACCTCAAGGAGCTTACGTTCTTCATTGTTATAATTAGTTTCTTTATCTTCAGAAATACCTTTTCCTAAACCGAGCAGTTCGCTTGCGCCAAGAGGCAATGTTCTTAATTGTCGCGGAGGAAGGCGCGCCAGTTCATGAGACCCTTGTGCTCGAAAATGGCGTTTGCGCGCGCCTTGTTGGCGTTTATCGGCCTTTACCCTTTTGTATGCCTTTCCTTTTGAGCCAGGCGTTGTATAAGAGCCGTCGCGGTTGACGGCTACTTGCATCCAACCTTTTTCATCGCGATGGCCAGGTGCGGCTAGAAGTGCCGTTTCTGCTTCCGGTTCGCCTGCCGCGCCTGGGGGTGGCCCTGCGCCTGCTTCTTCTTCGGGCGCGCCCTCTTCGGGTGGGGGCCCCAACTCTTCGCCCCCAAGGGCGCCCATTTCACCGCCCATAGCGCCCATGCCGGGCATACCACCGCCCATACCGCCACCGCTGGCGGCCGCCATTTCTCCTTGAGCCATGGCTTGAGTAAAGTTCATGTCATAAAAAAGTTCTCTTTGGTTGCGCAAAAATTCTTCTTCTGATATGTTGAAAAGATTTCTAGCCAACCAGCGCTTGCTGAAGAAGCCTTCGGCTGCTTGCGCCGCCACTGAAAATTTAGTGTTCCAATTTTCAAGATCTTGCATTTCGGCAATTTTAGATGGGTTGTGTAATTTAAGATTAAATGATAACAAATCGTCCCCTCTAAACCCAAGAGTGTAAAGATGAATAATTGCTATTTTTTCCAGTTCGGTAATAACAGATCTTTGAAGGCGCTGAACTGTTCTAGCAAAACGAATATCTTTTTGTGCTAACGTTGCTTTATCTTCTTCGCCTCCTTCGGCTCTTGACAAATAAGAAGCTGGTACTTTAAGTGCAGAAAACAGCTTGTCTCGTAAATATTTAACATCATCAATATCGCCGGTATACGTACCACCTGGGAGGCTTTTAATATTAGTGCCCACCCCTCCCCGCATCGGGATAAAATAATCTTCTTCAATACTCATAGGATTATAACGCAAATCAACTCTTCCGGTATCGGGATCAACAACTTGATTTCTTTTCATAGATGTGATGATACGTTGCATGTATTGTTCTACTTCTTGTGGGGGAATATTTCCTACGTCTACCTCAAAAATTCTGCGCTCGGGGGCTCGAACAATGCGATATGCCATCATTGCGTCCTCCAAAAGAACTAATTGACGCCAAATTCTTCTTGCGCCATCTAAAATAGAAGTTCCATAAGGAGCAAATTTGTCATTTCCTAAAATTCTAAACTGCGCAATCTGCCAATTTTCAAATGTGACGCCCCCAGAGTTCCATTGAAATTGTACGTAGTTGGGGTTAGTTTTGTCATGCCCTTCTAAGCGTTCAATTTCTTGACTTGGAAGACCAATGACCTGTTTAATCCCTAGTTCCGCATCGATATCCAAATACAAATAAAAATCGCCATATTTACACATAGTGCGTGCCCAGCCAAACAAGTTAAAGCTAACATTTAAAACATTATAAAAGAGCGTGTCTAAAATACTTTTTACCTCTTCATCATTGGAGTCGATTTGAAGTACTTTTTTAACGCTAGTGTGGGTTGTCATTTCATCGGCATAAATATCTAATGCAGATGAAATTTCTGGCGTATATTCCATTTGATCGAAATCTGCGTATCGTTGTAGACGGGATTGTGTTCCCATCATATAAGAAGAGTGATTATCAAAAGGGTTATATCCTACTCTTTCAAACTTCTGGCCCCCCACGTCTTTAAAAGTTTTTGCATATTTGTCTAACCGACGTCTTCGTAATTGTCTGGTGTTCTGTGATCGGTAATTAATCAGAGGCCCTGAAAATAATTTAGTTAACCTTTTATAGAGGGGGGAGTCCGCGTTACGGGGATTTTTTGTATTTTTAGTAGATGGCGCCATTTAATTTATCCTTTTAATACCCAAAGAAATTCTTTCATTTTTCTTTTCTCGTCAACCAGCTTTTCAAAAGCTTCAGTATGTTTTGGTTTTTGCATACCAGGTATTCGAGTATCAAGTTTAGTGTTATTTGTTATTATACAATTTAAAAATGCTTTTTTATACTCCAAATCTCGTTCATTCTCAATTAAGGCTGTGTCTCTTACCCAACATCCAATCGCACAGGCCATAATTAAATCATCGTTATAGCTACGCTGCGCTTGTGGTCTTCCACTCTTCCAAATAAAAGTATCTAACTCATTAATTAATCTCTTAGAATAAATAGTCAACATTTTATTTCTTATATACTCTTCAAGCTTAGCAACTATTAAAGGTCGAGTTTTAAGTGAAGT